GAGTCCCAGAGCCTCAAAAATTTTGCAAAAAATTGAGAGCTACCGGATCGCATATATGTTTATAATTGAAGTTAGTACTTACTAACCTAAAAAGTGAGCACTTACTAACCCAGAGAGCGAGTGTTTATGCGGAATAATGGTTCTAGTTTTGAGTCCATAGAGGAAGCTGAAGAGAAAATCCTGAAGCTTGAGTATCGTTTGGCGCAGATTGAGCAGGTTGAGTCGTGTCAGCAGGACTATTTGAGCTTTGTTCGGACGATGTGGCCCGAGTTCATTGCGGGTCGGCACCATAAGATCATGGCGGAGAAGCTTGAAAAAGTGGCAAAGGGCGAGTTGAAGCGGTTGATTATTAATATGCCACCGCGTCACACCAAGTCTGAGTTCGCGAGTTTCCTGTTTCCGGCTTGGATGATCGGTAAAAACCCTGCGATGAAGATTATTCAGGCTACGCACACCACGGAGCTTGCGGTCAACTTTGGACGGAAGATTAAGAATTTGCTGGAGAGGGATGATTATCTTGAAATTTTCCCTGATGCGGCGCTTTCTGCCGACTCAAAGGCTTCTGGTAGGTGGGACACGGCCCGTGGTGGTATGTATTACGGCGTGGGTGTGGGGTCGAACTTGGCGGGACGTGGTGGTGATTTGATCATTATTGACGATCCGCACTCTGAGCAGACGGCGATGTCGTTGAGTGGCTTTGATGACGCGTGGGATTGGTACACGGGTGGTCCTCGACAGCGTCTGCAACCGGGCGGGGCCATCATTGTGGTGATGACGCGGTGGTCTGAGAAGGATTTGACGGGTCAATTGATCCGGGCGCAGGGTCGGGATGAGTTAGCGGACACGTGGGAGGTCATTGAGTTCCCGATGGAGATGCCGTCGGGGCAACCTTTGTGGCCGGAGTTCTGGTCATTTGAGGAAATGCAGGCGGTAAAAGGGTCAATTCCTCTACCGAAGTGGAACGCACAGTATCAGCAGAACCCGACGGGTGATGAAAACGCGATTATTAAGCGAGAATGGTGGAATGTGTGGGATAAACAGCAGATTCCGCAGTTGCAGTACGTGATTCAGAGCTATGACACGGCTTTTTCCAAAAATACGCGGGCGGATTACAGTGCCATTACGACTTGGGGCGTATTTTATCCCGAGGAGGGTCAGGTTTCGGCGTTGATTTTGCTGGATGCGAAGAAGGGGCGCTGGGATTTTCCCGAATTGAAGCAAGTTGCGCTGGATTCTTATAAATTTTGGGAGCCTGAGACGGTTATTATTGAGGCGAAGGCGAGTGGTATGCCTTTGACGCACGAATTGCGAAATATGGGAATTCCTGTGGTAAACTTTACACCTAGTCGTGGCAACGATAAGGTGTCACGGGTGCATAGTGTGTCTCCACTTTTTGAAAGTGGGATGATTTGGGCACCGGATGAGTCTTGGGCGCATGATGTGATAGAAGAATGTGCGGCATTCCCTAATGGGGAGTATGATGACTTGGTGGATAGCACCACGCAGGCCTTGATGCGTTATCGGCAGGGCAATTTCGTTCAGTTGCCGTCGGATTATTGGGAAGATGAGTCTACCAATCTCCGGCCAATGCAATATTACGGGTAATTTCTATGGGAATGTATTCCGGTATCGGCAGTTTTGCCAAAGGATTTCAAAATGGTGGAGAAGCCCAGACATCCAACGGTGGTGGATCTGGGGTTCCGGGCACTGGTAGTGGCTCTGGTGGTGGCAATGTTCTGTCATTTGACCAGTTTATACAGCAATTAACGGAAGAACGTAGTGGTGGTCAAGTTTTTTTTGCCGGTCAAACAATGACAAAAGACGCGGCCTATCAACTTTATTTAAGGATTCAAAATTCTACAGGAAATGTCGCAGGATCGGGAACGTCAAACACTCAACCCCTACCGTCTTACATGAGCTTTGACGCTAACGGAAACATTGTCTTTGCGGAAGGTACAACCAACCGAGATTTTGTGGAAGGCTTAAACATGTTGGGTCTTCTGGGCGGAAGTCATCCTTACGGAACGGACTACGATTGGTTAATTCAATGGTTTACAGACGACAACGAAGGTGGTCAAGCGGACTGGCTTAATGTTTTCCTTTCTGATCCAGACCGGCAATTAGACTATTCTTCGATTGGTTCAGGTTTAACTTCAGAAAATCAGGCAACCCTCCGCCGTCTTTATGACATTGTTAATAACGCCAGTACAGCGGGCGGCTTTTTTGTTCCGAGCCAAACGTTTAAAAACACGTACTCAGATCCGACCACCCCCGGTCAAGGTTATGGCGATGGAACCGTATCGCGACCTGTTTTTATTGGTCAGCCGCCTAGAGGTGGCACCCCGGAGCAACCTTATTACAGTGCGTCTGACGTATTGGTTACGTCTCAGCAACAACCAAATCTTTACGATGTTGTAGATCTTTACCCAGAGGGCGGCTTTCAGGTCTATAACCCGTATCAAACTCAAATTGATTTGCCTTATGCCTATCAGCCTGCTGACGGCACTCCGCCAATTACTGTAACTACCGACCCGACAACCCCCATTGATCCGATAGTGAGCCCGCCCACGGACCCAGTGAACCCGGTAGACCCAGTGAACCCGGTAGACCCAGTGAACCCGGTAGACCCAGACCCAGATCCAAACGGCAACGGCAACAATAACAACACCAATAACGGTAACGGTAACGGTAACGGTAACGGTAACGGTAACGGTAATGGCATTACCCCTACTAATCCACCTCCACCTCCACCGCCACCCACACCACAAGCAGGCGATTACATCAGTTTTGCTAGAGCGCAGGGCATTGATGATTATTTGTATGGTCAGCGGGACGTGGGCTACCGGGGCGGCATAGAAGCCCAGATTGGTTCACGACAGGATTTGACTGCCGAAGACTTCAACGCTTTGTTGGCACAGCAAGCGGGCGCATTCGGTGAAGGCTCTACGTTAGCCTATGACCCCCGTTTTGGTGTTTACAGCACAATCAGCGATGATCAATTGCAGGCATATCAAGCAGGGGGCGATAAGCCCGGTTTTAATTTTTCGGAATTAAATCCAAACCTAATCCGGGACGAAGACCGCATTAGACAAAACTTGCTGGGAAGCAATCAGGGTACGATTCGTTATACGGACGATGCAGGACGATTTTTCTACATAAACAAAGATCGTCAGCGGCTTCGTATTGGCGACAAGCAGTACATCATGAACCCCGATGGCACGGTCACGTCCTATACTGTTCGCGACGTTGACTACGGGTACACCCCTACTTTTACAGGTCAGCCCATTACAGGTCAGCCCGGATCAGGTTTTGCCGGTGGGGGTATTGTTAGTGTTGCTGGTGACATGGCCAATCAAGATGTCACGGGCGAAGGCATTGAGTCTTTCTTGAACCCCGAGCGGTCAAAAGCGACTCTTCGTCGTAACCTTGCGAAACTCGCACCACGGCCCACGGCTCCCGCGCCAACCATGCAACAGGGCATCATGCCCATGGCTAGGTAATGGCTGAAAAAGAATATGTTTACGGCGTAGGTCCGGAAGCGTCTGGTATTGGGCGCTTTTTGAGTTCGCTGTTGCCTGTTCGCAGAGAAGTTATGGAGCCGTATCAAGAGACGTTTATTGAATCGCCTGACCCCGGTCAGATGGAAAGGGTGGTGACACCCGGTCAATATGGCGAGCCAGAGCTTGCTGTCCCGCAAGCTGTTCAGGCTTTTTTAAATTTTAAAGGTCTTGCCCGTGATCCCGAGGCTAGAGAAGCAGTACTAAAGGGTATTGCCGCCCTTCCGGGTATGCCGGAGGAATTGTTACGCCGCGCTCAGATGTCCGCGCAGGCGGCCATGGCTGGCGAACAAGAGGTTTATGACCCCAAGACCGGGACTGCTGTCGGTGCAGAAGAAGCCTTATTAGCCGTACCACTACTTAACGCCCCCGGAACAGCCGCGAGTATCGCCATGGCGGGCGATAAGGGCGGCACTGTTCTAGGGATGTTAGGGGGCACCGGAGCTAAAATACCAAGCTTTAAGCCCACTCTTTTCAATAAAATTTTTGGGCGGTTTTTTGGAAATTCTGAAGCAAAAGGCGCAGAAAAAGTACAAAAAAAAGTAGATTCTTTAATTGAAAAAGGATTAGACGGCCAAGAATTGTGGGATGCTCAAAAAGGACAACTTTACAGAGGTTATTACGACCCCTCTGATGGGCAATTTAGAATTGAATTTGACACCTCAAAAGCTGACATAAAAGCAATCGTTCCAAAAAAAGAGCTTAGTTTAGAGGGAACGTATTACGGCCCTAGTCGAAGATTTAAGGGAAAAGACATGACTTTGGATGAAGTTTTAGATTTTCCTGAAATTTTTGAGGCGTATCCTCAATTCCGTCAAATTAAAGTAAAACCAACACCGCTTTTTAGTCTTTTTTTAAATGGAGCGTATGACCCAAAACTGAAAATAATGTATTTAAAAACAGACAAAGACAAAGAAAAAGTGTTGTCCACAGCCCTTCATGAGTTACAACACGCTATTCAAACGGAAGAAGCTTTTCTAGAAGGAGCTAGTCCAGACACTTTTTTACCAAAAAGCTATGGAGAAGTTGAACCCGAAGTTCATAAACGAATGAAAACGTTGGAAGACGAAATTGAGCAAACGATAACTGATCGTTTGGGCAAAGATTCTACTGAGTTGAGCTACGGAACCGCGAGCCAATTGGGTTTAATTGATAAGCTTTTACGAGAAAAAAAGAACGTTCCCGATATATTACGGGACGTACAAGAGTTGTCTGAGATAACGGATAGAAAACGAAAAGTAGAGTTACGAAACAACATACAAAAAAAGTTGGGAGGTTCTAAGAAAGAAGGATACAACCGTTTTGATTTAGATAGAGTAATGGAAACATTTGATAACGATATAAACCTTCTTTTAGAAACAGTAGAAAAAATTCGTCCTTTATTACCTTTACACACAAAAGCCCAAAAAGAATATTTTGATTTATTAGAAATGAGTAGACGGGCATCAAAACAATACAAAAAAACTCCGGGAGAAGTTGAATCCCGAAACGTTCAAGCTCGCCGATCTGATCCTGAACTGCGTGAAATATACCCTCCCGACACGGCAGAATTTGAACCGGAAGAGATGATATACCCCATAGATCCCAACTACCGTAGGCCCTATTTAAAAATAGGTCAGCATGGCCCTGAGCCTGAAGGGATGGCCATGGGCGGCGGCGTGGGTTCCATGGCCCCTGTGGCACGGAACATGTTCCGAGGGTATGATGATATACGACGTGGCGTAGGCGCATACGCTCCATATGTTAGGAGGGCCTGATGGCCAACGGTGACGATAAATCACAGCTATCCTCGTTGATGGACACTACGGCCATGGGGCCGGAAATCATTGAAGAAGAGATAGAATTAGACATTGAAGTGGCCGCACCGGGCACTTTTGTCGGCAAAGCCAATGAAATCTTGCCGGAAGGCATAGAAATTGAGCAGGAGGAAGACGGTGGCGTTACTATCGACTTTGATCCTATGGCCATGGTTGGCCTTGATGACGGCGATTTCTATCGCAACTTGGCAGAGGAGTTGGACGATAGAGAGCTTGGTCGCCTATCTTCAGAGCTTCTAGGCGAGTTTGACGCTAATAAAGCGTCTCGTTCTGAGTGGGAAGACGCGTATTCCAAGGGTTTAGAGCTTCTGGGCTACAACTACGAAGAGCGCACGATGCCTTTTCGGGGCGCTACGGGCGTCACGCACCCTTTGTTGGCGGAGGCCGCTACGCAGTTTCAGGCACAGGCTTTTAATGAGCTTTTGCCGCCTTCTGGTCCTGTCAGGACGCATGTTGTTGGTGAAAAAACAAAGAGTAACGAAGCGCAGGCGCATCGTGTAAAAGACTTCATGAACTACTACATCACCAATGTGATGGAAGAGTACACGCCTGAGTTCGATCAGATGTTGTTTTATTTACCGCTGGCTGGGTCGACGTTTAAGAAGGTTTATTACGATGAAGCGATGGGCCGTGCGGTTAGCAAGTTTGTGCCCGCAGAGGACATTGTGGTGCCTTACAGCGCTTCTGACGTGGATTCTTGCGAGAATGTAACGCAAGTTTTAAAAATGTCGTTTAATGATCTGCGTATTCGGCAGGTCATGGGCTTTTACAGAGACATTCCGGTAATCCCATCTCAGGGTAACAGCAACGAAGTTACTGACCAGATGGACAAAATGGAAGGCGTTGAGCCAAGTAATGTGGACTATGACTGCACGTTGCTTGAATGCCATGTCAATTTGGATCTGGAAGGTTTTGAGGACACGGGGGAAGATGGCGAGCCAACGGGCATTAAGATCCCGTATACCGTCACGATAAGCGAAGATAATGGCCAGATACTGTCCATTCGACGCAATTTTAGAGAAGATGATGATCTAAAGAAAAAGATCCAATACTTCGTACACTACAAGTTCTTGCCCGGTTTCGGGTTTTATGGCCTTGGTTTGATTCATACTATTGGTGGTCTGTCGCGCACGGCCACTGCGGCGCTACGTCAACTTATTGACGCAGGTACACTGTCAAATCTACCGGCAGGTTTCAAAGCCCGTGGCCTACGGGTCAGGGACGATGAGGAGCCGTTACAGCCCGGTGAGTTCAGGGACGTAGACGCGCCCGGTGGGGCTATCCGTGATTCGTTGATGCCTTTGCCCTTTAAAGGTCCTGATGGCACCTTGTTCCAGCTTTTGGGCTTTGTAGTTGATGCGGGCCGTCGGTTCGCGACGATTACGGACATGAAGGTGGGCGACGGCAACCAGCAGGCGGCTGTCGGCACAACGGTAGCGTTATTGGAACAAGGCTCACGGGTCATGAGTGCAGTGCACAAGCGCCTGCACTATGGCATGAGGCAGGAGTTCAAGCTCCTTGCGCGGGTCATGTCGGAGTATTTGCCGCAGGAGTACCCTTATGCGGTGATGGGCGGTGATCGCACGATCATGCGTCAAGACTTTGACGATAGGGTTGATGTGGTTCCGGTATCAAACCCCAACTCTTTCTCGCAGGCACAGCGTATTTCTTTGGCTCAATCTCAGCTACAAATGGCTATGCAGGCCCCGCAAATCCATGATTTGCATGAGGCATATCGGCGTATGTATGAGGCGTTGGGCGTCGACGATGTAGACAGGATATTGATTGCGCCTTCTTCTGAAGACCCAATACCGAAAGATCCGGCGCAGGAAAACATTGACACGATTGACAGTGTACAGTTGAAGGCGTTTGAGGGTCAGGACCATGACGCG